CAGATGTATCTATCAGTTAATACAAAAATATGAGGACAGACAAAAGATTGTTTATCTAAATAACAAATTTGTACCACTAGATGTCTCACGTTGGAAAGAAAAATTAAATTGTACAGTTAATGTTGGTATAGGTTCAGGTTCACAACAAACCAAAATGCAAACATCAGCATCAATCATGCAAATACTACAGTCATTAATACAAGCAGGTATGATGGGTCAATTAGTTACACCTGATAACATATACAACACAATAAAAGAATACATCGAGCAAGCTGGTTACAAAAACGCAGACCAATTTATATCAAACCCAGCTAACATGCCTCCTCCACAACCTAAGATGAGTACAGAAGAGAAGGTCGCACAGCAAAAAGCACAAGTCGAATTACAAAAACTTCAACTACAAGCACAAGAATTGCAAATTGACACGCAGTTAAAAGCAGAAGAACTAAAACTTAAGAAAAAAGAAGCAGCAGTCGAATTAGCAATTAAGAACAAAGAATTGGAGATTAAAATAGCTGAGCATCAGTTGAAAGAAGCTGAGCTAGTATTAGAAACGGTACAAGAAAGGCCTGTCGCAATCGGTGACACCTAATGATTCAGCTGTTACCTACGTTTGCGAGAGCATTACAGCAAATACTCAAATTCCATTCTAAAGGTAAATATGCACCTGGTCCTAAGCTTACATCTGCAAGAGGAGCTTTAGGAATGACCGACAGTTCTAAAAAAGCGTTGTCTGCTATCGAAGGCAAGGTCAAGTTGTATGAAAATCAAATAAATAACATGCTTAGAACGGGCAAGAAGCCTGATTTGAAACTATTTGAAACGCAAATCAACAAAGAATTGCAAAGATTTAGTGCAGGAACAAGTTTAGGAAACGTAGAAAGGGTACATCTAAACAAAGCTATGTTAGAAATAAGAAATCAAATAAGAAATTTAGATTTAACAAAATATGGCAAGCTCGGGGCAGGAACAAGGCTTACAAAAAACGCATTGACCAGTGCTGACAGAGTTTTCAAGCATACATCTAATAACTTGAGTGGCTCTACTACTGCTGCTAACAAAATTATAAAAAAAACAATGAAGTCAGATGAATTTAAAAAAAGAGTAAAAACAATAAAATACTAGGAGATAACAATGCCAGGAAAACATTATAAATATTTCAAAAATAGAAAAAATAAAACACCAAGTTACTAATGCTTACAAAAAAACAAAAAGCTACTTTAGATAAACATAAAGTACATCACACAGCTAAACATATGACATTAATGAAAAAGCTTATGAATCAGGGTAAGTCTTTTACAGAATCACATAAAATAGCAATGAAAAGGGTAGGAAAATGAGTTTATACAGAAACATACACGCAAAACGTAGAAGAATAAAAAAAGGCTCAGGCGAGACAATGCGTAAAAAAGGGGACAAAGGAGCACCGACTGACGCTAATTTCAAGCGTGCTGCAAAAACAGCTAAGGGCACAAAGAAAAAATTACACAGAACAAAGAAAAAGAAATAATTGAGTAAAAAAGAAGAAGGCTTACAGCGTAGCAAATATTATGAATCTAGGTATGACCATTATATTTCTTTAGGTTACAGTAATGGCCAATCTTCCAAGTTAGCACATGTGGACTTAGCTAAAAGATTCAAACAAAAGAATCCAACTATTGATAAATTGAAACAAATTTGAAAAACACAGAATTACAAACACTATGTTTAAAACACCGACTTTCTGTCGAGGACATATTCAGGATGACAGGAGTAAAACCCAATGACATTCGTGGATGGTTGTCAGGCAAAAGGAAGATTCCAGACTGGTTAACAGAAGAATCTTTAACAAAAAAAAAGAGAATAACTACACCTGCGTAAGCAGATAGAATCCCAGGAGATAAAATGGCAACTAAAGAAAAACAAATACAAGAAGGACAAGAAGCATCAATGTTATTGGATAATCCAGTTATAACAAACGCTTTTAATGTAATCTTAAATGAAGGATATCAAAAATGGATATCTACAAAACCCGAAGATAAAGAGGAAAGAGAAAGTCTATATCATGGGCAAATAGCAGCTTTGAAATTCAAACAAGTATTAGTAAATACTATGGAAAATGGAAAGTTACTAGAAGAAGAAAGAAAATTGGAGGCTAAATAATGGCTATACCAAAAAAACCTTCACAATATGGCGGAATTCCTGTGCACGATGTTAATTCAGCACAGGCAGCACTTCTTGAAATAATGGACACTCCCAAAGAGGAACAAAGTCCTGACCAAGAAGAAACAATTGAAACAACGGAAGTAGTTTCAGAACAGGGCATGGAGCCCGAATCAGTTGGAACAGAAGCAGATGAGGAGCTTTTAGCAAGCGACTTAGATGTTGAAGATATGGTAGACGATGACCAAGAAGAAGGAGTCGAGACACCTGACATGTACACCATCAAAGTTGATGGTAAAGACATAGAGGTTACTCTTGACGAACTCAAAAACGGTTACAGTAGACAAGCTGATTACACACGAAAAAGTCAAGTATTGAGCGAACAACGTCAACGAGCTGACCAAGAGTTAGCGACGACTCAACAGGAAAGACAGCGTTATTTATCGCAACTTAAACAAATCGACAGTCAAGCAAATGCTGAAATTGAAAAATATCAGAGCATTGATTGGGAGAGACTTAAGGAAGAAGACAGAGACACTTTTTATGAAAAGCGTGATGCTTTTCGTGAACTGAAAGACAATCAAAGAAAACTTAGAGAAGAGCAACAAAATCTCATTGCCAAAGAGCAGGCCACACAGAAACAACAATATTCTGAAGCCTTAGCTAAGCAACAAGAGATATTGAAAAATAAACTACCTCAATGGTTTGACCCAAAAGAGGGACGTAAACTTAAAGACGCAGTCTTTAATTATGCAATGTCTCCTGAAGTAGGGTTTACTAATGAAGAAGTTAGTAGCTTAATAGACGCTAGGTCTGTACAAGTTTTACATAAAGCAATGCTTTACGACAAACTTAAAAATTCTAAGATTGCTAAGAAAAGAACAAAAGTTGTACCGAAAGTAACAAAGCCAGGAACTGGCACTACCAAGGCTGATGTCAATAGTGAAAAACACGCAAAACTTAGAGCAAGGGCAAAAACTACAGGGAAAGTCGATGATGCTGCGAAGCTACTCGAATCCTTGTTATAGCCTTAAATACAAAACTTTAACACACAGAGGTGTAATTAAAAATGGCACAATTAAGCAATACATTTGAAACCTACGATGCCGTAGGTAACAGAGAGGATTTGCAGAATGTTATTTATAACATTTCGCCAACAGACACTCCGTTTATGTCAAGTATCGGTACAGGTACCGCTACTTTTACTAAGCATGAGTGGCAAACTGACGCATTAGCGGCAGCGGCAGCAAACGCTCAAAAAGAGGGAGATGATTCTCCTAGTGCTGCGTTATCGGCTACTTCTCGTGTTTTCAACTATACACAGATTTCATATAAACCTGTTATGGTCTCAGGAACACAAGAAAAAGTTATACACGCAGGCGTGAACTCAGAACTAGCTTATCAAATAGCTAAAGCTGGTAAAGAGTTAAAAAGAGACTTAGAACTAGCAATGACTGGTAAAACAGATGCTGGAGCAGGTTCAGGTAATGGTGCATCTAACAGAACTTCAAGAGGTTTTGAAAGTTGGACTACTACTAACAACGTATATGGCTCAGGCGGTTCAAACTCAAGTGGAGACGTTACAGACGGAACACAAAGAGTTTTAACTGAGTCTTTATTAAAAACAGAAATGAAAAATTGTTACGATGCGGGTGGAGACCCTGATTTATTGATTGTTGGTTCATTCAACAAACAAAAAATATCAGGATTTACTGGCAACAACACAAGAATGGATATGGCAGAGGACAAGAGACTTGTCACTACTATTGATGTTTACGTTTCTGATTTTGGAGAAGTAAGAGTAATGTCAAACAGAATATTAAGAAGCAGTGGAAGAAGTGCTCTTCTTGTACAATCTGATATGTTTGCAACTGGTTACTTGAGACCTTTCCAAACTATAGAACTAGCTAAAACAGGTGACGCAGAGAAGAGACTACTCTTAACTGAATGGACCTTGATAGCTAAAAATGAAGCAAGTTCAGCAACTATTGCTGATTTAACAACTTCGTAGTAAACTAGACTACACAGTTAGTTAAACGGGGCTGGTTACTCATACTCTCCAGCCCCAACCCCCTTAAGATACCAATTAATAATGACCTTGAAGAATGTATCACTTCGGAACGAGGGTTATTAATCTATGGAGAAATTTAATGAGAACATTAAATGATTATTTTGTATATGGTGAGATAGCTGACATTTCAACAGCATCAAGCACATTTGTAACTGTACCTGATGGCGGTAAAATTATAAAAATTTATACTGCATTACAAGGTGCAATTTCATCAGCTAACGCAGCAATTACTTTTGAACTAGGCGGCACTGCAGTTACTGGTGGAGCTATAACAGTTGCACATTCAGGTTCAGCGGCTGGTACTATTGATTCGTCAACACCTACCGCAGCTAATGAACTTTTAGAAGGTGAAACTATTGAAATGATTACTGATGGGGCATCTTCAGGTGCTCAAAAATTATGTGTAACATTTGTAATTAGGAGATAAGCATGAGTAGTTGGAGTTTTGGCCAAAGAGTCATAAAAAACCAAACAAGAACTGTAAACCAAACAGGAACACAAAGAAGTGACGCTTTTACAACAGGTGTCACTTATGTCAGATGTACTGCTGATGCTACAGGAGTATTTATTGCTTTTGGCAAAACTCCTACAGCAGCAGTAAGCACTGGTATACGTTTAGTAGCGAATGAACCTAAAACATTCAAGGTAGATAACGCTGATAAACTTGCAGCTATTATTGCAAGCAGTACAGCAAATGTATTTATCGAGGAGCTTAGCGAATAATGAAGAAAGCGATTAGTCACAATCAAATTTTTCACTGGCACGAGCCTACAAAAGAAATGGCTATTGAGCATATCGAAGACATCAAGCCCTTAATTGATTCTAACAAAAGATTACAGCAGGAAGACCATAGCAGACATGACGAGTTTCGTTTGTCAGCAAGAATTCCAGTGACTGTAGTCTATGAGTGGAAAGCAAAATACGGGGTTGATGTCTATGATAAAAACCATAAAGACGCTGTTAGGAAGCTCCTTAATGGTCCTGAATACAAATACTTAAAAACAACAAATAGAGTAATATAATGGCAATATCCACATATGCAGAATTACAAGCTAGCATAGCTAGTTGGCTAGACAGAACGGACCTGACAGATAAGATTCCTGAGTTTATAGCACTCGCAGAAACAAGACACAGACGTGATTTTAAATTGAGAAGGATGGAAACAAGAGTTACTGCTAACACCATAGCAGACTCTGAATACTACTCTTTGCCTGAACAATACGTTGCTATGCGTAATATACAACTAAATACTGACCCAAAAACATCATTAGAGTATTTAACACCTGAACAAATGGACAGAATATATGCAGGAAGCAACAAAGGACAACCTAAAGCTTACAGCATCATAGCTAATAATATACAGCTAAGGCCTTTGCCTGACTCAGTCTATCAAATAGAAATGTTGTATTTTAAATACTTTACACCTTTATCAGACACAAATACGACAAATGACATGCTTACTTATCATCCTGACGCATATTTATATGGTGCGTTAGTAGAAGCAGAACCCTATTTACAAAACGATAAAAGAATTCAAACGTGGGCTGGTTTTTATGATAGAGCCAAAAAAGACATTATAGACTCTAATGAAAGAGATAGACACTCAGGTGTAGCACCTACAACAAGAGTAGACTACGGATTATATTAATGACTACATGGACAGTAATACAGCAAACATCAGCAGGATATATAGAAACAGAAAGCGACCTCTTCGTTCTAGCAACAGAAGGCGGCAGCTTAATTAGATTAGAAAATGCAAGCGGAATAGATGGTGATGACTGGCAAGATGTTACGCCTCCTACAACAACCTGGACGGTACAATAAATGGCAACTAAAAAAATATCAGAACTGACCACGACCACTACCCCATCGAGTAGTGCTTTATTTCCTATAGTAGACTCAGGAGCAACAGTTGCTGTAACTCTTGCAAATATAGCAGCAAACATGCCTACAATATCTGTTGCAAACTTAACAGCAGACGCTTTAACAGTTACAAATAATGCAACTATTGGTGGAGACCTAACTATAACAGGCGATGACCTGACTATGGGTACAAACACAAGTGGTGCTGCCTTAATTGCTGATGGAACGAATTTTAACCCTGTAGTTATATCAGGAGATATCTCTATAGGCACGACAGGTACTGCTGCTATTGGAAGTGACGTTATAGTAAATGCAGATGTTAATGCAAGTGCTGCTATAGCTTTTTCTAAGATGGCAGATTTAACTGCATCAAGAGCATTGGTCTCTGATGGTAGTGGTGATGTATCAGTATCAGCAGTTACATCAACAGAGATTGGTTATTTAGATGGCGTATCTTCTGCAATACAAACACAATTAGATGGCAAAGCGTCATCAACTTATGTGCCTACAACAATTACAGTGGCAGATGAATCAACAGACACTACATGCTTTCCATTATTTGTTACGGCAGCGACTGGCGACCTAGCTCCTAAATCAGGAAGTAATCTTGCTTTCGATTCTAATACAGGTGCTTTAACAGCTACTAGCTTCGTTGGAAACTTAACAGGAAATGTTACAGGAAACACGAGTGGTTCATCAGGAAGCACAACAGGAAACGCAGCAACTGCAACAGCTTTAGCTACTGGCAGAGAAATTTCTCTTGCAGGTGATGTTACGGCTTCAGGCGTATCATTTGACGGAACTGGCAATATAAGTCTATCGACAACGATTGCAGCAAACAGCGTAGCACTTAGCACAGACACAACTGGTAACTATGTAGCAGGGGTAAGTGGCACAACCAATGAGATTGAGGTATCAGGTTCAGGAAGCGAGGGAGCAACTGTAACCATTGGATTACCTGACAATGTAACTATTGCAGGAAATCTAACAGTAAATGGTACAACAACAAGTATAGACACAACTAATTTAGAAGTTGAAGACCCATTAATTAAATTAGCAAAAAAC